GCCGAACTTCTCACTACCGTTAGCCGTGAGACCGCCGATCAGGGTGAAGCCTGCGTTGTTGTCCGTGTAGTCCACGCCCGGTTCCAACCAGACACCACGAAGCATCAGCCACGCGAACCCTTGGGTGTGCGCGTAGGGGATCGAGGTCGCACCGTTGGCCGGGAGAACCCAAAGCATCCCCGGTTGATAGACCGTGGACGGCGTGTAGATGCCCGACTTCTGAACAGCCACGACATCCGTGGACAGCAGAGGCGTCGTAAGGTTGATGTGGATACCATCAGGGTCCAGGGTAAAGCCGTGATTGATCGTGATGGTCAATCCGTTCTTCACCACTTCCACGAAGGGTGCAGTGAAGCCCGAGGTACGCAGGCGGGTATCACCAGCAGCGAAGGAGCCTGTAGTGTCCGTGGGACCTACGGTGTACCAGATGAACGTTGGTACGGACGTGAGAGCGATGGACTCAGCAGCGGCAGCGACGTTATCAGCAGCCTGTTGGGCACTGACAGCGGCAGCGTTCTTCGACGAGAGGGCCGAGGCAGCGCTACCAGCAGCGTTGCTTTCGGAGACGCCGGAGGCATTCTTCGAGGCGAGTGCAGCAGCCGCCGAAGCAGCCGAGTTCGCCTCAGAAACACCAGCAGCATTCTTCGAGGCGAGTGCGTTAGCCTCCGAGGTACCTGCGGAATTCTTAGAGGCGAGCGCGGCAGCGGCGGAAGCAGCAGCGGCATCCTTGGAACCCGAAGCAGCCGAGGCAGAAGCAGCCGAGGCGTTCTTCGAGACCAGAGCATCCGCTTGGGAGGCCGCAGAAGCCGTCTGAGAGGCCGCAGCAGCATCCCGGGAGTTCAGGGCACTGGTAGCTGCATCCGTGGCAACCTGAGCCTTCGTAATGGCCGTAGCAGCCGATGCAGCCGCAGAAGCAGCCGAAGAGGTCGCGAGGGTCGATGCGTCGTTCGCAGCGTTGAGAGTGTCATTCGCTTGCTGTGCCAGCGTCGAGACGTTCTCTTCAGAGATCGCAGAGTTCGCTGCGGAAGCTTCAGCAGCATCAGCAGCAGCCTGAGACCGCGAGGCATCTACGGTGACGTTGGCAAGCTGCAGTTCAAGAGCGTCGATCAGGGCATCCGTAGTGGACGCCTCCGGGGGCACGACTTCTCCGTTGAAGAACGACGATTCGTTCGCCTCTTGATCGGTAGGTGATACAGGGGGTTGGAAGAAGCCAGCCATTGATTAATACTCCGAGCCGTAAGCCGGTTCGATTGACATACTCGATTGCTGCATGTCCGTCTGACGGGCTTGCTCGTTCAGTTCTCCAAGGAGAAGCTCGTAGCGAGACTCGAAGCCAGCAACGCGGTCATCGACAAAGTGGTCGGCAGCGAAGCAGAGGGATGCATAGATCAAGAGGTCCGAACAGACCTGAGTGAATAGATTGGTGTCAGTGTCGGTACTCAGGTTCTTCTGAGCGGCGTAGTAGTAGGCGTACAGCGAGACCCCTGCGGGAATCGAAGGGGACAGCAAGTACGAGCCACCGACGCGGGTGTAGAACTGCGGGGGAGCACCTTGGTACTTCGGGAGCTTGAAGAATGTCCCGAGTTCCTTGTAGACCAGCGTGCCGCCTTCGACGGTGTAGAGGCTCTTCAGTTCAAGGAAGTCCGCAGGGATCACGAATTGATCCGTGGGGATTGGCAGGGAGTTGCCGGTGGTGATGCTGATCTTCTCTTGGCCCGGAGTGCGCAGCGTGCGCTCGATCCGAGTCTGAGCCATGTCGATGAAGTCGTTAGCCAACTCGTCCGTGCAGTCATTACGGTTGAGAAGAGCCTTGACCTTGGTACGGATTTGTTGGCGATTCATTTAGACCTGCTTGTTGGTTGTGACGAAGTGGTCGAGACCTTCGGCCTTGAGCTTCGCGACAGTTTTGCGGATGGGTTCGTTGTAGACGTCGTAGCCTTCAGCCAGCCATTTCTCAACGAGAACGACAGGGACCGAAGCCACGCGCATGTAGTCCTTCTCACGGCCTTCCTTCGAGGCGTCACGTTCAGCCTTGAGGCGATCAATGTACGACTGGGGGATGGACTGGACTCGTTCGATTACTCTGGAGTCCTCGGTTTCGTGGAGGGAGTGGGAAACGTCGATCAGGTTTGTCATAGAAATAAAAAAGCCCCGAGACACGAGAGTAGGATGTCTCAGGGCGAAAAGAGGAGACCCCCGGAGGGGTCAGTGTCACTGGCACTAGGCGGGGATTCCTCCCCAAGTTCACCAGTGGTTAAAGCTTACGGCAGCATCGGGTTCGTACCCGTCAGGCCGACGATAGCGCCCGAAGCGCTGTAGTGCTTATGCTTGAAGCCGAACTCACCAAGGATCTGGTGGCGGTCAGCATCGCCGGTCTTAGCCAGCAGCGTACGCGTCCACGGACGGAGCGTCGACAGCTTGAACGAAGCCGGATCGAACAGGAGGGCCGAGTCAGCCTTCATGAAGCGGTTCAGCACGACCTTCTGCTCACCGAACGGCGACACGTACAGGTCAACCACGTTCACGATGCTCTTCTCAGCACCGAAGTCACGCATACGGCCAGCGGACTGCGAGAAGCTAGCCACGATGAGCGAGTCAGCGGGCTTGATCATGATGAACTTCGCTTCCGAACCTTGCTCGTACATCTTCTGGTTCACTGCGAGCACGTCAGCTTCCGACAGGGCCACCGGGGTAGCCGTGTGGTCAACCTTCACCGCTGCGTCGATCAGCGGCACGCCGGTCGCGTCCTTGCCCCACACGTTGCCGAACTTACGGGCGACGGTTTCCGAACCGAGCACTGCGTCTTGCGACTTGCCGATCAGGTGGTATTCGACTTCGCGCTTCAGTTCAGCCGACTTCTTACCGACTTGGTACGCGGTTTCCTTAGCACGACCATACGTCTCGACCGTATCCGCCGTACCCGAAACCTTCACGGTCTTCTGCAGAATCTGCGTGGTGTTGGCACGCATTTCCGTCGGGCGCAGCGTGCTGTCCGAAGCGTCGGCACCTTCAACCACCGCGTTGTCACCGACCGTAGCCAGCTCGTCTTCTTGCCATTGGTAGAACGTCGACTTGATCTTGTCCGAGCCGATCATCGTTTGGAACGGCGTTTGGGTCGGGCTGATGTTGGCGATCACGTCGCTGATTTCTTCCTTCTTGCCAACTTGGTCGTACGTCTTGAATGCGGTTGCGCTCATGGTGTTAATTCCTTAAAAGAGGTAGTTGCCCCGAGGTATGTGTGTGGGGCGTGAGGAGAGGTATTACTTAGTCGGCCCAACGAGCCATGAAGGCGTTCGTGGCATCTTCGACGGAACCCGAGGACTTCAGCTTGCGCATGGCAGCATCAGCCTTGTTCGACTTCACATCTTTTGCCTGAGCAGCCTTGGTGGTCTTCAGGACCTTCTTGGGCTGCTTAACGATCTTCTTGGTCGCAATGGACTTGGCCTTGCGGAACTGCATCGCGTCGTGGAGCATCTGGATTGCCACGGGATCGACGAGTTCATCTACGACCTTCTTGTCCATGCCTCGCTCGACAGCGAATTCACGGATAGAGTCGTACAGGGCCGTGTTCCAGCCGGGGATGGCGGTCTTCAGGGTTTCAACGGCCTTAACGCCCGCTTCCTGAATTGCCTTTTGACGTTGTTCATTCGCGGTTGCGACGAACGTGTCCACTTCCTGAGTGATGAATCGGAAGTCGTCATATGCAGCTTGAGCTTCCTGACGGAGTGCTGTGAAAGATTCAGCGTCCAGTTGCTTTGAAGCGACCAGCATGTCGATCTTCGAGTAGGGTTCCCATCGTGCGGCAACCTTATCGTGGACACGCTGCAATTGTGCCGCCAGCTTCTGGCCGTTCTCTTCCACCGCCTTGCGTTCGGTGGCTACTTGCTGTGACTTCTTCGTCAGTGCCGCTTCCTGACCATAGAGACGCTTCAGGTCCTTGATGGATACCTCATGAACCTTGTCGCCTTCCTTGACCTTCACGATCACGTCGTCGCTGGCTTCCTTGTCGGATGCCTTGTCTTCGTCATCTTCTTCAGTCTCGGAGTCGTCCTCGGCCTCATCTTGAGGGTCCTCTTCGGATTCGTCTTCGTTCTCTACGCCTTCGTCGGCGTCTTCGGCTTCGTCCGCTTCATCAACGGTTTCAGCCTCTTCGTCATCATTGGGAGTTTCGGATACCTCTTCAGGGTCCTCTTCATTCCATCGAGACAGAAATGCTTCTGCTGCGTCGTCTTCGTTAAACTCGGCAGCGAAATTGGGTGCTGCCACGCCCGATTGGGTGGTGGTCATATGTGTTGGTTACTCTTCGGTTAGGGAAATGACGAGTTCGGTCTTTGCGTTGACCCAACTCTGAAGTGCTGCTTGAATGTCTTGGAGGGCGCGAATCTGGTAGAAGCGTTGTTCGCGTACTTCGTTCTCACCGAGCTTGCTCATGGTGATGTCATTCAAGTATTGGTTGTATAGTTCGTTGACAGTGACTAGGAAGGCTTCCGTTTCCAGAAGCACTTCCGCAGCCTGTCCTCGCTTCATCACGAGGTCGTTATCCATCTCTCTCTGTTACTCTCCTAGATTAGTTAGGTGACACGATGGCCTTGCCAGATGCAGGGTCCGCAGCGATCATGTTGCGAGCCTCTTCCATCTCTTGAACAGCGATAGCAGCCTTCGACGTTGAATCGAACTCCTTAATATCGAGTTCACGCTGCTTGCGCATGTCGTCGAGTTGCTGTTGCATCTTCTGGAGGTTCGTACGGACTTCTTCGATCTGGATGTGGCCTTCGACCTTCTCCTTCGAGGTGGCAGCAACTTGCTCTTGAACAGCGACCTTGCGCTCTTCGAGTTCCAGTTCCTTCATCTTGATCGGATCAGGCTGTTGCGGTCCAAGGGTCTTCGGATCAGTGATGACCTGAGCGATGGTCTTGATGCCCATCTTTTCGAGGTACATCGCGGTGAGGTTGTAGCGGTTCTGTTCGGTGAACATACGGGCGTTAGCGGGGTCGCTTGCCAGTACACCACCGATGGCGAGAATCTTCTGCGCTTCCTTCTCCTGCTCGTTGGCCCCAAGGTGGAGTTCAACGGTACAGGTGACCTCCTCTTCCCATTCCTTGACGGATACAGGGACGAAGTTGCCAGCGACGCGAATCATCTTGTCCTTCGACTCGTTCGCCAGAGCCAGTCGGTAGACCTCAAGGTACAGAGGCTTGATGAACTGGTTTGCGAAGTTACGAGCCATGATCTTCTCGCGCTGCTGCGACAGAGAGACCAGACCTTCAACCATGCCCTGCGAGTTCTGCTTCGACAGTGCATCCTTGTTGAGACCCTGCGACAACTTCGAGACACCAGTGACCTCTTCCTTCTCCTCGTCGAGAAGCTGCAAGGTTTGGAATACGAAGGGATTCAGGCCAGCTTGTGGGAGCGGCAGGAGGCCATCAGGACGTGAGACGTTTACCAGACCACCCACGCGGTTCTCAAGGAGTTCCCGGGGGTTCGTCAGAGCACCCTTCACCACCATCATGCGGGGGTTGTTGGTGATGACCGTGTGGTCCAGAATGCCTCGCATGAGCACCGTACGGGCGTTCTGAGTGGGTATCACTCGCGACGCGTAGTTGCTGCCATAGAAGGCGTGGGGAAGCGGGATCGGGCAGAAGTGCAGGAACGGCTTCTTGTCGACTTGTTCCTTGTCGAGAATGACGTTACCAGCGGTGACGATCTTCCACAGCTTGGCGACACCTGAGCCGTCCATGTCGATGTACATGTAGCTCTCGTACACCAGAAGACCCTTGGTTTGCTCTTGAGCTTCACCGTCTTCCAGCAGAGAGGCACCGATGTCTTCGAAGCGGACTTGCTTCTCGGCGGTCAGGTCCAGAGGGCCGTCATCAGCACCTGTGCCAATCTCTTCGACCTTCTTAGCGTCGTAGCCTTCTTCGATCAGGTCCGACTTCGTCTTGCGGGTCCGATGGGACACGAGCGTGGCAGCATCGATAGACGCAGCGGTTGCTGTGATCAGGAACTCTTCAGGCGGGACGTTGATGTAGCGAACCTGCGACTTGTCGACCTTGCGTGTGAGCTTGCCGCTTGCGAGGCCAGTGTCAGGGTCGACTTCGACTTCGATCTTGGTGATGTCGTCCTGCTCTGCCAGTGCCTCTACTTGATCCATAGGGGCGTCTGAGAACTCTTCCTCTTCTTCGACGGAGCACTCTTCCCACCAAATCTTGACGATACCGCAGCGAGCGATAAGACCGTCATGGATCAGTTGCTGGAAGATGCCGTAGGAGTCGTTCTGGCGGTGGACGATGTAGTCAGCGTATTCCGTTGCGATCTTCATCGACTCGACGTCTTGCTCACCTTGCGGGTCGAACGAGACGATCTTGTTACCGGCGCTGAAGGTTTCCAGCAAGACTGCTTTGAGACTTTCGACAGCGTCATAGACGTCCATC